GTCTAGGCAGTAAATAAATTGGCTACTCAACAATGTTGACCCCAAGAAAGGAAAATTAAAATGCCAGAATTAGAAAATGTGGAAGCACAAAAAACTGCAGGATATATGAGCAGAAGTAGATCTAAGTATAAAGACAAGATTAAAAAAGAAGAAGAAGAACTAAAACAACTTATGGAACAACAAGGTAAACCTCAAGAAGTTCAAGAAGAACAAAAGGTTGAAGAAAAAACTGAAGAAGTTAAACCAGAAGTTGAACTTAGTGATGAAGAGAAATCTTTTAAAACTCGCTATGGAGATGTAAGAAGACATTTAGCTGCTAAAGAAAAAGAATATAATGCCAAAATTAAAGAGTTAGAAGATAAACTAGGACAAACTAAAAAACTAGTACCACCTAAATCTGATGCTGACTTAAAAGCATGGGCAAAGAAATATCCAGATGTAGCAAGTATAGTAGAAACAATAGCTGACAAACGAGCAAAACAAATGTTTGAAAAAGCTAATATACAGCTAGAAGAATTAAGTAAAGCAAAAGAAGAAGCAACAAGGAGTCGTGCAGAAAATGAGATTAGGGAAGCACATTCAGATTTTGATGAGCTACGTGATTCCGATAAATTTCATAATTGGGTTGAAGAACAACCTAAGTGGGTTCAAAACGCTTTGTATGAAAATAAGGATGATGCTGCTTCAGTTATACGTATTCTTGATCTGTATAAAGTTGATAATGGACTTACGAAATCTGCTAAAAAAGATAAAACAAAAGCTGCTGCCTCGTTGGTAGACCGAGGGTCTAAGACAAAAGTAGATCCAAGTGAGTCTTCAGGCAAGATAAGAGAGTCTGAAATTGCCAAGATGACGGATGCAGAATATGCAAAGAATGCTGATAAAATAAATGAAGCACATAGATCTGGTAAAATAATCTATGATTTATCAGGAAATGCAAGATAAAGACTTGACAAAAAAGAATTTATCTGTATAACTAACCCTTAGACACAAAGCCTCTACTATAGACTACCTTTGTGTATAAGTAATAAGAAGACTAAACTAGTAAAAGACTACCTATATAAGTACAGACCCATTGACTTTGAGACTCGCTATTTCACTGTTAAATGCACTCTAGAAAATATAGCCTCTTCTATAAGGTTAGCTTTTAAATAAGCCAAACAATAGGAGGATTTTATTATGGCTTTTCAAACAACGTCAGGTTATGGGAATTTACCTAATGGTAATTTTTCTCCTATAATCTACTCCAAACAGGTACAGCTTGCATTTCGTAAGTCAACTGTTGTAGGAGATATAACAAACTCTGACTATTTTGGGGAGATTGCTAATCAAGGCGATACAGTCAGGATTATCAAAGAACCTGAAATCTCAGTTAAAGCGTATGCCAGAGGCACTAACGTAACAGCACAAGATTTAGATGACGAGGACTTCCAACTTGTTGTTGATAAAGCAAACTATTATGCTTTCAAGATGGATGACATTGAAGAAGCTCACAGTCATGTGAATTTTATGCAGCTTGCAACTGACAGAGCTGCTTATAGATTGGCTGATAACTATGACCAAGAAGTATTAGGTTACATGTCAGGTTATGCACAGTCAACACTAAACGCAGTAGCTGATGGTGTTAACAGCACTGTAAATGGAACTAAGGCTGTATCAACAGCAGGATCAGACGAACTTCTTACTTCTATGAAGTTAAAGAAGGGATCATTTGCCAGTATTACTACTGGATCTGCAGATGACCACTCTATTCCTGTTCAGAACTTAGCTCCGGGTGCAACTGCTGTTTCAACTGCAGCTGTTACTCCAATGGTAATCATCAACAGAATGGCTAGATTGTTAAATCAACAGCAAGTTGACTCACAAGATAGATGGTTAGTTGTTGATCCAGTTTTCATGGAACTATTAGGTGATGAAAACTCTAAGTTGGTAAATGCTGATTTTAATGCAGCTGAACTAAAGAATGGTCTTGCATTGACTAATTTAGCAGGATTTAGATTGTATGTATCTAGTAACCTACCTGCAGTAGGAACTGGTGCTGCTACATCTGGAACTAGTAACCAAAACAGTAACTATGGTGTTATTGTTGCAGGTCATGGTTCTGCTGTTGCAACTGCTGAACAACTTAGCAAAACAGAAACATATCGTGACCCTGACTCATTTGCAGACATTGTTCGTGGTATGCACTTATACGGTAGGAAGATACTTCGCCCAGAAGCTATTGTAACTGCTAAATATAACGCAGCGTAAGGGAGGATAAATAATGGCTACTTTTGATTTAACAGCTTCATCCACCACTGGCGTTGGTGCTAATGTCGTTGCAGGTATACCTTCACAGTCAGGTACACATGTAGTAAGAACAATCCAAGAGTATTTAGATATAGATGCTCTTATAGCAGCAGGTAATACTAT